AGACACCGGTGACCATCCCGGCCAGCACGGGGTCGGCCTTCAGGCGCTGGTAAATCGCCGTCTGCACGAGGTGGATCGGCGACTTCGCGGTCATCGGCGCACCATCTCCTTCAGCGCCTTCCACACCGCCTGCCGCAGCTGCCTCGGGAAGCGGCGCCGCGACCGCTCAGCAGCCGGCCCAGCAAACGGCTGCTCAGGCGTCGACGAGGTGCCGTACTCGACGAAGATGGCATGCCGAGCCGTTGCCACTGCCTTGCCCTCGAGGTCTTTGATCTCAGCCTGGATGGATCGGGCCAACTCGCCGGTGCGGCGGGGAGCGGTGCGGCGCATGTCCTCGGCGACCAGCTCTGTCTCGTACCGCACCGCTGTCCGCGCAGCGGTACCGATCCGCTCCGGCAGCTTGTTGAGGACACGGGACAGGGTCTTGATCCCGATAACCGTCACCGCCTCGCCGCGACGTGCCATTACTGCCCCTCGTGTTGGATGCGTTCGCAGTTGGCGCGCCGGTAGGCCGGCCGTGACGGCGACACGACAGCGGTGACCCGGTAGGTCTCGCCGTCGCCGCGCAGCTCGTCGCCGCGACGCACGTCGGCACCCGGTTCGGTGTGCACGATCGCGTCGAGCCGGGCCCCAGCCTGGCTCGCCGTCACCTGCTCGGCGACGGATGGCTGCGACACCTGGGCGCGGATCGTGCCCACCAGCACCATGTCAGTGATCTGCCCCCCGGCTCCGTCGTCGGTGGTGATGGTGCGCCACACCTCGAGCGTGCGGTTGAGCCGGTGGGCGATCACTCGTCGTCCTTCCGGCGCTTCCTCGTCCGCCTAGGCGCGTCCTCCGGAGGCTGCTCGACGCGCTGCCACTTGGCAGACCGGTCGAGCACGCGCATCGGCTCCGACAGGTGCACGACGCGGCCCGTGATCGTGTTGCGGTAGGCGACCATTTGACAGCCCCCGAGCGGTTACAGCGGAAGATCGCAAGAGAGCGTGGCGACGCCAACACCAAGCCGACCGACCGCGCGCCGGATGATCCTGACCTCGCGTCGGGTGGCGTAGATGCCGGCAGCCGCCTGCCCGCCCGCCTGCCAGCCGTAGTCGCCGAGCTGTTCTGACGTGCGCTCGTGTGGGTTGTGCAGGCCGCGCCGCACCATCGACACAAGCACCGGGACGATCGCCGGCGGCAGTGTTGCCGGGTCGAGCTCGACAGGGCGTGCGATATCGGCCACCAACGCCGAGGCGTCCTCAATGAGACGCTCAGCCTGCTCTCGGTCGACTCCCTCGAATCCGGGCCGGGACACCAGGTCGTCGAAGGTGATCAGCGCGGCCATGCAACCCCCCGTCACGAAGCCGCGGTGTCCAGCTTGAACACCCGGTCAGCGTCCACCACGCTCGCACCGGCGAACGTGGACAGCACGCTGGCGTCGGACAGGATGTCCGGCTGGTACTGGAAGATCTGCCGCATCGACACGCCGCCGGACGTGGCGACCGCGGTCTGAGTCGCGGGCAGGCCCTGCGGCGCCACGGGCGGCAGGTTCGCGAACACGAACCCGCTGCGGTGGTAGGCGACCGCGGTGCCGGGTGTCAGCGCCGCGGATTCGACGACGGTGAACCCGTAGATGCGACCGACGATCGCGTCGCGGATCGCGGTGCCGTCGCCCACCGCGTCGGCGCGGACGAACTTGTCGACCGACAGCAGCCGGGTCACGATGTCCGGCGCGCACGCCAGGAAACGGTCGCCCGTCGGCACCTTCGCGGCCGACAGCGCTTCACGCGCGGCGAGGATCTTCGCGTCGGTGTCGGCCGCGCTCGGCGTGGCCGCGAACGAGTCGTCCGCGGGCAGGTCGTTCATCGCGGCCGCAAGCTGGTCCTCCGCGCCGACTGCCACGGCCGCCACCTGCGGCTGGGTGACCTGCACCCCGAAGTCGACAAGGTTGAGCGACAGGTCGTGCGCGGTCAGCCGGGTGGCGTCGTACAGCAGCTCCACCGTGACGTCGACCGACACTTCGTTCAGCGCGTCGTAGGTGATGCTCGCGCCCGGCGTGGTCTGCTTGCGCGCGGTGCGAGGCTGCCGGACGCGGACGGTGATGGTGTCGCCGTTGTCGCCGCTGAACTCGTTACCTGGCACCCGTGCCACCGTCATCGGCAGCACCAGCGTGCGGGTGAGCAGAGCAACCGCGAGGGACGAAACACCCTTCGCAGTCACAAGCGCCATGGTTTCTCACTCCATTCCGTCGGTAGACCACGGCGACCCATGCACCGTGGTCGTGCTAGATGCCACGTGCCCGTTTGAGCACCTGGTCGGCGAGGTCGTCGGGCGACGGCTCGGGCTCGAGGTCAGGCGCAGCGCCGGGCTTGAGCCGTTCCTTGGGTCGCCCGAACACGCCGACGGTCGCCTTGCCATCGCCGCTGCCGCTCTCGCTCTGTTTGCGAGCGATGCCGAACGCGGCCAGAAGGTCGTCGGCGTCGGCCTCCAGCTCCTCGCGGGTGTTCCCCTGAAGGCGACGAGCCTGAGCCGGCGTCAGGCCCTTCGCCTGGGCCACCTCGGCAAGCAGCGCCTTGCGCTCAGCCTCCGCGGTGCGCTTCTCGAGCGCGGCGAGCTGCTCACGCAGCTTGTCCATTTCGGACTTGCTGGCGTCGCTGGCGGCCTTGAGCCTCTGCAACTCCTCGTAGTTGACCTTGGCCTGTTCTTCGTGCTTGCGCGCGAGCGCCTTCCACTTCTCGGCCTCGGCCTGCCAGTCCTTTCCCGTGTCGGGCGCGGTCTGGCTGCTGTTGCTGTCACTCATCTGATCTCTCCCTTGCCGGGTTGGGTTGATCCGACCCGTGTCGGGTCGGTGGCCTATGCGTCGTCACGCTGCTGCCGGGCGAGGTAGCGCCGGTAGGCATTGAGCGCGTCGTTGGCGGTCTTGCGTCGGGTGATGCCAGCCTCGCGCTCCTCACGGGCCTCACGCTGCGCCCGCTGCCACTCAGCGCGGAACGTCAACGCCTGGTCAGTCAGCCGCGAACCCTCGTAATAGGGCTCGACGGTGCACGAACAGTGGTCGTGCGCCTCAAACTCGGCCGTGCGCCGCGACTTGTAAACGGCTCCCCTACTCGCGAGCATCCGGCAAAACGGGCACGGATCGCCGGACGTGACCCGCTGCCAGCCGAGCGCCTCCCGGTCCCTCTGCACCAGTTGCAGCACCGTCTGCCGGGCCCCGTCAAGCACCAGCGACGTCATCGTGCCGCTTGCCTTGACCAGCCCGTTGTTCGCCGCGGCCTGCACCGACTGCCCGGCACGGCGGGCGTTGATGATCCCCGACAGCGCGGCGCCGCGCAGCTCGCCGGCAGCCTCGTCAACCGGCGGCGGCTCAACAAGCTCCACGGGCACCGTGCCCGGCAGTCCTTCGAGCCGCCGGAACAGCTCGAGGTAGCGGGCAGCCAGCCCGCCAGCCGCGCGGTTCCGCTCACGAGCCAGCAGCGCCGCCGCCAACGCCCAGCGGTTGATCGTGTCGGCCAGGTCGGTCACGTCAACCATGCGCCACAGCACCAGCAGATCCCGCAGTGTGGCGGCCCGCAGCGCCAGCAGCTGGCGTCGGTGCGCCGCGGTCAGCCGCGCCCCCTCCACAGTGCGGGCCACCGTCACACCTCGACGGCCTGGCGGTCCAGCATCGCCGTCAGGTTCGCGAGCGCGTCACCCTCTGCGGCGGCCGCCTTCCACCGCTCGATCTCGGTCTGGGTGACACCCGGCACCCGCTCCCACAGCTCCTGCGGCGGCACGCCGAGCATCTGTGTGAGCTTGCCGAGCGCGTCGACTGCGGCGGCGAACGACCGTGACTCGGTGTCCCGCCACCGCACCGACGCCTCAGGGTCCGGGGCGATGCCCATCATCTCGGTGCCGAGAGTCAGCGCCTGCTCATGCGACTCACCGAGGCAGGTCTGGTTCTCAGTCACCGCACGGCGATGCGACGCCTCAGCGGCCGCCAGCGCCTCAGCGGACAAGTTGACGAGTTGTCCGAGCAGCTCGTGCGCCGGGGTCTGCGACACTGTGGCAAGGTGCCGCAGCGTCGCCTCACGCGAGTCGATGTAGCCCTTCAGGTCGGTCTGGCTGAACTCCCCGACCTGGATCTCGCCGGGCGCGTCCTCGAACGTCCACAGCTTCGACGCTGACGCCTTGAGTTTCTGTTCCTCGCTCTCGGCGAGCCAGCCGATGATGTACCGCTGCCGGAACGCGCCGTAGTGCTGCGCGACCTGAAGACCAAACGACGTGATGTTGATCTGGTCCTGTAATGGGATCAATGGCTCAACGATCCCCGACACCGTGTCGTCCAGGTCCTCGGTGTCCCGGTAGCGGATCACCGGGCACACCGGCTCTCCCTCGTACGTCGCCTCGTGGAGTGTCACCTCGGCGACTCGCAGCCGGTCACTGCCCTCGCTCTCCGGCACGAGCTGGTAGACCGCCTCACTGTCGAGCAGCCGCCACCCGTACCGGCGCTTCTCCAGCGCGTATTTCGGCCAGTCGTCGTCATCGGCGTAGGCGGCGGTCAGATTCCGCGGCGAGACCCCACGCATCACGGGCACCGGCTCGCCGGGGAGCACCACCACATACGCCACCCCGTACGCCAACGCGGCCCGATGCACGCCGAGCTGGCGCGCGTCGAACCTGTTGCGCTGCCATATCTCCCACGCCGGCGCGTCATCGGCGGCCCGGGGCGCCCGGAATCCGTCAACGTACATCGCCTGCACCCGGGCATTGACCACGAACTTCAGCACGTTGACGCGCGACACCCGAGCAAGCTGGTGCACCTCCGGCGGCGCGGATTGCGGCAGCCACGGCAGCGGCTTCGCCGGGTCGTCCCGCAGGTACTCGCGTATCCGGTCGAGGCGCGGCAGCTCAGCATCCCGCAACTCAAGCAGCTCCCGGGCCACGTCAACGGCCTGCTTCTTGCTGAGCGGCATCCCCACCTCCCCTCACAATCCCCACCTCCCCTCACACGAATACGGCGCGACCTGTCCGCCGCCGCCGCTTCGTCCACGCCGGGCTCGCCAGCACCAGGCGCCGAACCATCCGAGCCCCGACCGCACACACCGCCAGGTCGATCTTCTTTGATGATTCGCGGCTCTCCTTGGCGATGGCCACGCCGTACCTGTTCGGCCGCCGCCTGGCGTTGAGCACATGCCGAGTCAGCCGCGCATCACCGTCGTGCGTCAGCTCCCGCTGCGCGATGTCGATGGCCATCCGCTCGCACGCCTCGGTGAACTCCTTGAGACGGCCGCGCATGTCGAACGCCACCGGGTGCCGGTAGCGGCCCGACGTCGCCTCGACGATCAGCCGGTCACGAAAGTCGTGCCCCCAGGCGTCGACATAGGATTCGAAATCCTTCACATCGCCAAAAAAGCCAACGACATCCCAGCGGTTGAACGCCTGGCGGACGACTCGGTCCACATCGGCCCGGTCCACTCGCCAGTCTGCGCCTCCCGGGCCGAGCGGCCGCTCCCAGCAACCGATCACGAACAGGTGCCCGGTCTCGACGACGCACCCAACCAAGCCAGTGGCGTCATCGGACGTCGAGCCGTCGAAGAACATCGTGATCGGAGTGCCGTCACTCACGACCACAGTCGGATCAGCGCACGCGGCCCACTCAGGATGCGTCACCCACGCGTCACGCGCCGCCGTCGGCTGGTTGAAGAAGTAGCGGCGGGACTCTTCCGGGTCCTTCTCGACGTTCCAGAACTCACCCTCGATGATCCCGTCGAGGTCCATCACCGAGGCGAACGGCCCGTACACCTCGCGCAACGCCGCCCGCAACTGCTCCCGATCGGTCAGGTCGACGTCCGCGGGCGCCTCGCGGTGGTCCCACAGCAGACGGGCTGCGCGCACCTTTCCCTCGGCGATCAGCTTCGCGCGCTCGTGTGTCCGCTCGGCGACGCTACCTTCGCCCGGCTGGTACATGGTGGTCGTCTGAAGCGCCCACGGCTGCGCGTCCCGGCGCTTGCGACAGTTCCGGTCCACCGTCTTGTACATGCGCTGCAACTCCGGCGTCACGTACAAGTGCGTCTCGTCGAAGACGACGAACGTTTCCTTGCCGCCGTCCTTCGCCGAACTCGACGCCGTGGACGGGACGATCTCCCCGCCCCCCGGAAGAAACACCCGGGTCAACCCAGCCGCGCCCGACGGCAGATCCTCACCGAGCGGCCCCTCAACCAAGTTGAAGTAGATGTTGTCGTAGGTGTTGCCAGCCTGGCCTTCCTCGGTGGCCAGGCAGCGGATGAACGGGTACGTTACCGGGCGGCCCATCGGCTCACCCGGCTCGTACACGTAGCGGAAATCCCGCCACTCGAACACCTCGCCGCCCTCAGCCCAGCCGGCGAACCGGCACGGCCCGAACGCCTCGAACAAGGCGATGAACGCGGCTAGTTCGCTCTTGGCGCGGCCCTTGGCCCGGCTAATCACCGCCGAGTCGTAGATGCGTCGGCCATCAGGCCGCAGCGCGTAGGCGTCAACAAGGAACCCGCCGAACTCGTCGTCCAGCTCGACCGGCTCACCCTGCACATCACCGGGGCCGTGGACACAGAACCATTCGACCCACGCCCACGCCAACCAACCCAGCGACCGGCCGCGGTCATGGTCGGGCGCGTAGACCAGCTCACGAGGCATCCGACATCAGCCGCCTGCGGCGGGCCGCCATCAAGTCCGCCACATTTCCCGCAGCGCCCCGATCCGGCGACGGAGACTTCCGTTCGACCTTGATGCGAGCCCGCAGCCTGTCGGTGTGGGTGGCACCCAGCAGCGACTCATTCAGCCGGATCTCGGCGAACAGCTTCGGAGACGGCTCCCGGAAGTACTGATCGACCAGCGGAGCGAGCATGTGCAGCCGCTGCCAGTCCGTACCGGTGAACGCCGCAGCCTGGGGGGACGCACACCACGTGGCGTACCAGTCTCGAGTGGACTTCAGGTACCGCTTGGCACCCGGCAGTGGCGGCGCCTCCACCACGGCATCGGCAGACACCGTCACCTGCACGTCCGCATAGGTGTCAGCGTTGCGGCGGCGACGACGCTCAGCCGGCGCCGGACCATACCCAGCCACGACACCCCCCAACGGTTACGCAGAGCGACGGTCCCAAAAGTCCCAGAC